TGCGAGTGCTGCCGCAAGAAAGCGCAGAGAAGATCCTAATCCAGAGCGTAGTGGTAAAGCTATCAATGTTAACACTAAGAAGAAAGCTAATGAAGAAGCGTTAGACGAAAAGTGGAGTCAGAAATACAAAGACAGTATCAACTGTAGCAATCCTAAAGGCTTTAGTCAAAAGGCTCACTGTGCAGGAAAAAACAAATGACAGATTATGAATTTTATTGGAATAGAAAAGGATATCCAAGAGGTTAATCAAAAATTATTCTCCAACCCTTATAAGAGGTCTCGTTTTTTCGGATGAGACCTCTTAATCCTTTAGTGCTAATAGAGTATTTTATAGCAAATTCATATGAGGTATTATATACTCTTTCTAGGGTTTTGATGTTTTCAAAGCAATAGATTGTTTTATTAAATCTAGTATTATTAGTTCCAACTCTGGATCGCTTTGTAAATTTTGAAGCATGTTCATTTGATATCAATCTACCGCGAACCCAGCCTTCTGGCACTTCTCCGCGAATTTTCTTGTTAATAATACCATTGTTAATCCAAATAGTACCATACATTGGATTATTCTCACCGGTATTTGATAATTTTGCGAGATAAGATTTTTCTTCAGGAGAGACTTTCATTCTCTGAGACATGATTAAACATGCTTTGTAATCCCCTTGTGATTTATGTATTTCGTAATGTTCTTTGATGGAAACACATAGTAAATTTGATATTTCATTATTATTGTGATTTCCATCAATATGATGAATTTCATAACTGCGACCATCTTCATCTTTAGGAATAGGCCCTATAAATGTTTCATAAATCTTACGATGATCCGTGGTTGAATAAATACTCATGCTGGTGCTCCTTTTTAGCATTAGAGTAGTTGGGCCTGCCAGCCGCGAACTACACTTTTATTTATCATAAGTTTAGATAAATATATGAATAAGGATTAATATGTTAGTAGAAAACTTAAAAGTGTTATTGGCTAGTACTCAAGTGTTTGCGATTAAAACGCAACAATTCCATTGGTGTGTAGAGGGGACCAACTTCCCGCAATATCACGAATTCTTTGATACAATGTATAATGACATAAGTGCTACGATTGATCCAATCGCTGAATATATTAGAATATTAGGTCACTATACTCCTGGCAGTTTAACTCGCTATGCTGAGTTAAGTATTATTCAAGACCAAACTAAAATTCCTCGTGCTGAATTAATGTTTGCTGAATCCCTACAAGATTGCGAAGCAATGCTTCAGTTAGTAACAGCAATGTTTGACGAAGCCGCTAATGAAAATCAACATGGTATAGAAAACTATATGGCTGAACTACAAGATTTGTATGGTAAGAAAGCATGGTTCATCCGTTCAACATTAAAGAGAGAGCGTGAGTAATGAAAGCGAAGGAAGTATATAAGGGTTTTAAAAGTTACACAGCTAAGATATTAGTGAAAAACCCCAATTACTCCGTTCACATGGATGCTATCGTAAACGCTAAAGATGTAACGCAAGCGAGACAACTTATCAAACTGCAATACAATGTAGATGATGGCAGAATAGGTTCAATTAAAGAAATAAAACAATGAAGAAGATTTTAATAACAATGTTAGTTGCTATATCAACTATGGCAATGGCTCAAAAACAACCTCAGGGTGTCACATACGATGCAAATATATTGCGTGTAAGTGACGGTGATACAATTGTAATTGCGGCACCGTTCTTACCCCAGCCGTTAAAGCCTGAATTAGCTATTCGTATCTATGGTGTTGACACACCTGAAAAGGGATTTAGAGCAAAATGCCCAGCAGAAGATACTAAAGGACAAGCCGCAACTAAATTCACTAAAGATGCAGTAGCAGCCGCACAAAAACGACAAGTAACATTGTATGCATGGGACAAGTTCGGTGGACGAGTGTTAGGTGATATGCTGTTGAATGGACAGAGCCTTCGTGCTATGTTGATTCAAAACGGTTATGCACGTGAATACTTTGGTGATGCTAAACAAAGTTGGTGCTAAGAGATAAATACTATATAATAGGAGCAAATTATGGCTAATGAATGGACCGTAGAATATCAAGGTGAAACGCATATCTATACATCAGATTTACCTGACACTGACCCGATGAGTCAAATGTCATGTGATGAATGGGTAGATTCACAATCAGCAGAAATACAGGCAACATGGAATACATTTAAAACTTCAGGTGAAACTTCACCGGAATCTAGTGAAATATATCATAATTGGCTAGATGCTTGTAAAATTACACATACTGTTAAAAATGGTGACACAATTAAATTCACTAAGAGTTACAAAACAGTAGAACCATCATAATATTAAATGAGATTTACTGAAATATTATCAGAATCGGCAGTAAAAGACTTGGCTAAGAAATTACCAAGTCTAGAAAAGCACGACTATAATACCATCGATAGGCTAATGCAAAATATAGCCAAGAAACATAATATCACTGGTAAAGCATTGCATGATTTGTTTGTTAAAAAGTTTCACAGAACACCTGATAATTGGGTTAAAGGTAAGCTTGACGAACAAGAAGTTGACACTGAATTACAAAGCGAAGTTGATAGATTCTGTGATTGGGCGTGCCAACAATTGCATGTACAGAATAAACCCCATATTGAATTAAGTATGGACACAGAAGAAGCACAATCTAATCATCATACCGGCGGTCATCAAATGGGTGCTGATAGTATTTGGGTATATGTAAATAATCGCAACCTAATAGATATACTACGCACAGTATTCCATGAATTGGTACATGTCCGTCAGGGTGAACTAGATATGATTAAACCCGGTGATAGTTATCCAGGTAGTCCAATCGAAGCAATGGCTGATATGCTTGCGGGTAAATATATCAAAATTTATGGTGAAAAAAACCATCACATCTTTCAATAAATTGTAATCTGTGCTATAATGCATAGATGATTAAGATCACCGTCCCCTTACCCAAACAAGTCACAATCGCATGTAGCGGTGGTGTAGATAGTATGGCTATCGTTGACTTTCTAAGTCGTAAGCACGATGTAACCATTGCCCATTTTAATCACAGAACACAAAACGGTGAAAAAGCCGCACAGTTTGTTTCCAAATACTGTAGTGATAATAATATCCCAATGCTTTATGGATCACCTCGCAGTGAAAAGGGTACTAAAGAAAGTCAAGAAGAATATTGGCGCAGAGAACGATATGACTTCTTAGGTGGTCTTGGTCCAGTTATTACTTGCCATCACTTAGATGATTGTGTTGAAACATATATTTGGTCAAGTTTACACGGCACGCCCAAAGTCATTCCATTAACAAGAAACAATGTACTCAGACCATTCTTAACTACACGCAAACAAGATTTTGTATATTGGTGCGAGAGCCACAATGTACCTTGGATTGAAGATGAATCAAACAAAAACTCACGCTATACCCGTAATTATATTCGCAATGAATTAATGCCACACGCATTACGAGTTAACCCGGGCTTACATACTTTGGTCAAAAAGATTGTAGAAGGTAAGCAAAATACTTGACTTTTCTACGCAGACCAAGTACACTAACTAATTATTTAAGGAGAACCTATGTCAGACTATAATCGTTCGTTTAATAACGAAGCTAAAATCAAACTAACTCAATTGGTAAATGAGGGCATGGCAACCATGCACGAAATTGACGCATTGAATGGTGGATTGAATGACACTATTAAAGCAGTCGCAGAAGAACTTGAAATCAAAGCTTCTACATTAAAGAAAGCAATTAAGATTGCACACAAAGCATCATTGGGTCAAACTAACAAAGACCACGATGAACTCAACACTATCTTGGAAACAGTCGGCAAAACTCTATGAGTTATGTTGATGCTATTCACAGCAGGGACGAAGACCGTATCTATGTCGTAGAGCGGGATAAGAATGGCAAGCGCCAGTATAAAGAATACCCTACTAACTATGTAATGTATTACCCTGATCCTAAGGGTAAACATCGTAGTATCTATGGTAATCCAGTAAGTCGTTTCAGTACACGCAAACGCACCGAGTTTGAAAAAGAAAAGCGTATCCATTCAGGTAAAACATTATTTGAAAGTGATGTTAATGTAGTATTTCGTTGCTTAAGCGAAAACTATCTTAAAGTTGATGCACCTAAACTTCATACTTGCTTCTTTGACATTGAGGTAGACTTTGATCCTGATAAAGGATTCAGTCCTACAAGCGATCCATTCAATCCTGTTACAGCTATCAGTTGTTACTTAGATTGGCTTGACCAATGTATTACATTAGTCATTGCTCCCAAGCATATGACACCCGAGACAGCAAATGATATTGTTAGTCAATTTGAGAATACAATGTTGTTCACTAATGAGAAGGACATGTTTGATGTGTTCTTCCAGTTAATTGAAGATGCGGATGTATTAACAGGCTGGAACTCAGAAGGCTATGATATTCCATATATGGTCAATCGTGTTACTAGGGTGATGAGTAAAGATGACACACGCAAGTTCTGCTTGATGGGTCAATTACCTAAAGCTAGAGAATACGAACGATTCGGTAAGAGTGAAACAACTTATGACTTAGTAGGTCGTATTCACTTGGACTATCTACAGTTGTACAAAAAGTATAACTATGAATCACGCCACAGTTATAAACTAGACTCTATCGGTGAGATGGAAGTAGGTGAAAACAAAACACAATATGAAGGTACTCTTGACCAATTGTATAACAAAGACTTTAAAAAGTTTATTGAATACAATAGACAAGATACAATGTTGTTAGTGAAGATTCACAACAAACTTAAGTTTTTAGAATTAGCTAATCAACTTGCACATGAGAACACAGTACTGCTTCCAACAGTTATGGGTTCAGTGGCAATGATTGAGATGGCAATTTTTAATGAAGCACACGAACGTGGCTTAGTAGTACCAGATAAAAAACGAAAGGTTGAAAATGAAGAAGAAGTCCAGCAGGCAGCAGGTGCCTTCGTTGCTACTCCGAAAAGAGGCATGCACGAATGGGTCGGTGCAGTCGATATCAACTCACTCTATCCCTCGGTTATTCGTGCCCTCAATATGGGTGGAGAAACAATCGTTGCACAAGTCAGACAGACACTAACTGACAAATACATGAACGACAAAGGTCATCGTTTAGCAAGTGAAAAGAAACGAGCTAAAGATGGTGATGATGCGGTTACAGGTAGTATTCTATGGGAAAACTTGTTTGGTGCATTAGAGTACACAGCAATTATGAACCAAGAACGCGGAACAATTCTTACGGTTGACTATGAAGATGGTCGTACTGAAGAAATGTCAGCCGCAGAAGTATGGAAGATGGTCTTTGATAGTCATAAGCCCTGGATGTTAAGTGCTAATGGCACAATCTTTACATATGAAAAAGAAGGTGTTGTTCCTGGTCTATTAAGTCGCTGGTACTCAGAGCGTAAAGAAACACAGAAGCTTGCTAAAGAAGCGTATGGTACTGACAAGTTTGAATACTATGATAAGCGACAACTTGTTCGTAAGATTTTGTTGAACTCAGCATATGGTGCATTGTTGAATGAACATTGTCGTTTCTACGATAAGCGTATCGGTCAAAGTGTTACATTGAGTGGTCGTCAGATTGTTAAGCACATGATGAGTACAATTAATGAATCCGTCACAGGTGATTATAATCACGAAGGTCCTGCAATCGTATACGGTGATACTGACTCTTGTTACTTTACAGCATATCCTATTCTCAAACCTCAAATAGAGAGTGGTGAGCTTGAATGGAATAAGGAAACTTGTATTGGCTTATATGATGGTATTGCTGACCAAGCTAATGAATCGTTCCCTGCATTCATGGAGAAAGCATTTCATGCTCCTCGTAAGAATGGTGCAATCATTAAAGCTGGTCGTGAACTGATTGGTGATCGTGCTATCTTTATCGTTAAGAAGCGTTATGCTATTAATATCTTTGATAAAGAAGGTAAGCGTAAAGATAAAGACGGTCAACTAGGTGATATCAAAGCGATGGGTCTTGACTTGAAGCGGGCAGATACACCTAAGTATGTACAAGAGTTCTTAATGAATGTACTACAAATGGTTCTTCAACAGGGTAAAGGTCGTGAGGATGTGATTGAAGCTGTTAAAGACTTCAAGCGTATACTAACTGCACAAGATAGTTGGACTAAGGGTTCTCCTAAGGGTGTAAACAAACTTACATACTATGGTGACCTAGAAGCTAAGAGTGCATCTGGTCGTGCTAATATGCCCGGTCACGTTCGTGCGGCATTGAACTATAATTACTTGCGTAGAGTAAATGGAGATCAATATAGTCAAAAGATTATTGATGGTATGAAAGTTATTGTGTGTAAGCTTAAGCCCAATGCATTAGGTTTCACTTCAGTAGCATACCCTGTCGATGAACTACGATTACCTCAATGGTTCTGTGAATTACCCTTCGATGATCAGGCAATGGAACAGACATTGGTCGATGAAAAGATTGATAACTTATTGGGCGTACTAGAATGGGATATCCGTAGCAATACAGATACTAACAGTACATTTGATGATTTATTCAGTTTCGGTTAAATTGATATTGACATACGCAAAATATCCATCTATAATATACAACATAACTGCCTAAATAGGTATACAAAGGAAAAACATGAAAGATTATTTACAAGATTTAATTCAACACACACATGGTCTAGGTAATGTAGACTTAATTAAAGTCACTGGCACAGACCAAGAGACACAAATCAACGCAATTGCAGAAGATAAATCTGTTATTGTATCAGGTACATTGAACGGACCTGTTTCTGACTTCATCGGAGTATTTGGTATGCCTAACTTAGGTAAACTAAAAACTATTCTAGGCTTTGATGACTATGATACTGATGCTAAGATTAGCGTTAACAAAACAAATCGTGATGGTGTTGAAATCCCATCAACAATTCACTTTGAAACTAAGAACGGTGACTTTGTAAACGATTATCGTTTGATGAGTAAAGCTATCGTTGAAGAAAAAGTCAAATCAGTTACATTTAAAGGAACTACTTGGAATGTTGAATTTGAACCTACTATTGCAGGTATTCAACGCTTGAAGAAACAAGCAAGTGCTAATAGCGAACAAGATCATTTTACAATGACTACTGTTAATGGTGACTTGAAGATTAACTTTGGTGACCCTTCAACTCACTCAGGTAACTTTGTATTTCAACCAGGTGTATCTGGCTCATTGAGCAAAACATGGAACTGGCCAGTCAAAGTATTCTTAGCTATCATGGACTTGCCTGGTGACAAGACTGTGCGTGTTGCAGACGCAGGTGCTACTGAGATTACAGTTAATAGTGGTCTAGCAACATATCGTTACTTACTTCCAGCTAACTCAAAATGATAGATCACGTATACGGTGGCGAGTTTCTAACTGTTACTAGTAGTAAAGGTGCTATGCCTTATATTAACATGTCTAGTAATCAGCCGATGGTCGGGGCACTTTCGTTTGACTACAATAGCCAAAGCATGAAAGTATACGATGGCAGTGGCTGGATGACAGTTGGTGGAGGAGTCGCTAATATTCATTTGACACCTAATGCTATTAGTATCTTAAAGTGGGCTGAAAAGAAAATGCTAGAAGAAGTCGAGCGCAACAAATTAGCAGAAACAAATCCCGCTATTAAAGATTTAGTGAATCAAATTAAAGAAAAAGAAGAACAACTTAAGATTGTTCAAACATTGATACAAGAAGAAGTAAAAGTTTAATGAAACAAGTTAATCTATCAGCACAACATAAGCCCGACTGGGCATTGTTCTTACCTGCAGTCAGTAGTTTTTATATTAGTGGCTTGGGTAAACAACGCAATGGTGAAAACTATTTCCCACCTGAACGAATCCCTGCAGGCTTTAATGGTGATGTAGAGAAACTTAATTTCTTAAACAGTAAAGAAGGCTTATATACCTATAAGTGGGGTCTATATTCTGCCGGTCATGCTAACTTAGATACTACTAAAGACGATCC